CCCTCGCCGTACATATTTAATGAATATTTCTTATTTAGGTTAAGTATAAAGTTTCAAATTATAAGATATAGTGCTTATTTAACCAATAAATCTGTTAATTTGATACTATTAATAATGTTTAACTATAATTTATTTTCAAAATGAAGGATTTCAGTAGAATAATTATTATATTTGCAGCATCATTTAATTTAAATAAGAATAAAAAATTAACTTAAAAACAGATTGCTATGGTAGATTTTGTAGACTCGGAAGAAAGTAGTATGCCCACTCAAGGAGAAAGAAGTATATGGACACTTTACAAATGGTGTGCAGTGATAGTACCTCTTGGTATTATGTTATCCCATTGGTATATATTCTATGTGTTTTCTCAAAATACTCATGAGGTTCTTGATTATCCAGAGGCTAATAGTATATGCATAGCTTGGATTTATAGCTTGATATATCTTGTTATACCAGCTATATTCTTACCTGCTACTTATCTTTTTAGAAGATGTAATCTATTTAGAGTGCCTTTTGTTTACTTTATATTTATTAATGTAGAGAGATGGTACTATGGTTCTTACTTTTGCACTAATGAGATGGTTGACTCTCATTACATTTTAATATACTGTACTCTCTGCATATATGCTATGGAGATACTTGGTTTATGGTGGAAACATAAAGCAGATATTCCTAAGATAATTAAGAACTTGTTTTTCTCATTTATACTAGGTATAACAGATTTATTTAAAGGAAATAAAGCAAGAAAAGAAAAGTATGATGAGATAGTAAAGGCAATGGGGAGAAAGAAACATGATGCAGCTTAAAGAACAATATCTTTGCAGTGCTTTGGATAAATTTAAGTCAATGATCAGTAATGGGGAATGCTCAAAAGCAGATATTACTTACTTTAGTAATCTTGCTAAGTATGAATTAGATAGAAGAGGTACTGCTATAGACAAAAAGGAATGGTTAACTAAGAAAGAAGTGTGTGGGGAACTGAGTATTAGTTCATCTACTTTGGATAGGATTGTAGTAAAAGGAGTCCTTCCTAGAGGAAAGAAGATACTTCATCAACATTCTTTAGTATGGAAATATGATGATGTTGAGCAACTAAAGCAACTTATGTTGCTCAAGAGAAATATTTGATATTTAATGACTTACTATAAGAGGCTGAGCAACTTAATGTTGTTTAGCCTTTTTTGTTATATCTTTGCTCCAGTAATCGGTTACTTGTGTATTTATAAATCTAATATTAATTGTTTAAAAGATTGTATCATGGATATGACAAATGAGAAAGTCATCGAGAAGAAAATTTATGAGGATGACAACAGAAAGCATGAGTATGCTTCCAAAGGGGTTGCTGGCACAGGCTTAGGCTTGGGCATAGCCGGTACAGCTCTTGGTTTACTTTCCCTGGGTAATGGCAGAGGTATATTTGGTTCCTTTGGTAACAATGGTATGCCTGACAATGTAAACATCAATACCTATGGTGGAATGAGTACTAGTAATACTGCTCCTACAGCACTGGAGGTAATGGAGAAGGAGAATGCTGATGAGGTTAAGCTACTTACTGACATGTTTGGTTTGAAGCTTGACACATCCAATAAATTCTATGCAATGAGGGAGACTGATGTTGCAGAGAAATTCTCTATGTGGAAAGGCTTTGTAGAAGCATTGAACTCTGAAAATAGGAGAGCTATGGAGGCAGAGTTTAGTCTCTATAAGTCTCAGACTGAGAGTAATGCTAAGTTGAAGGATGCTATGGTTCAGCAGGGCTTTGGTCTTTACAAGAATCAAAGAGATAGCTATGATGTCCTCAATGAGAAATATGCAGCTAAGTTCAATGAACTTGACAAGGAAGTTGCTGTATTGAAGGCTATCAGACCTTATCAAGATAGGTTGTTGATGGATTATACTGACAAGAAGACCTGCACTTGCATTCGAGGTCAGTTAGTTTTACCAAATACACCAGTTGTAAATGGTTATGGCAGTTACTCAGGCTGCTCATGTGCCAGTAGTACCACAACTACAGGTGCATAGGACTAAGGTCTCTAGAAAGAGAACTAAGAAGAATAAATAGGTTGGTGAGAGGCAATACCCTATAACTAGGTGAGCCTGCACCTTCCTTTATAATCACCAACTTAAAAGATATACATTATGAATTTTGCATCAGATCCCATATTAGGAGGACAACAATCAACTCCTACAATAGATTCACAAATGGCTGAATGGGCACAGAAATTTGCTGAATTACAAAAACAAAAGAATAACTTTACAATGCAGCCTCAGCAATCTAAAACACCTATCTGGGATGAAATTGATAAGATAATGGATGGTCTAACTAATTCACAGAAAAGTTTTCTTAATCAAAATAAAGACTTTGTAGAAAGTTATCAAGATGTTGCCAATATTCTTCAAAGGGAAGAACTCAAGCTCATAAGACCCCTTGTAGAAAGTACTAAGGATGGCAAGGAAGCCTTGGAAAGACACCTTGCACTTATTAGGAAACTAAAGAAAAATGCCTTGCAAGAAGAGGATAAAAATATGGCTTTATGGAAAGACTATATAGCAAACCATAGTGATAAGACATGGCAAGAATATTTGAATTATATTAAGAATCAGAAAGGGGAACAGAAATGAATATAGAGACATTGAAAGAGAAATTCCTAGGCAGTATTGACCTATGGCTAGAGGAAAGAGTTGATGACATGTTAAAGGAGAATCCTACCTTGGCAGTACCATCAGTATATATTAAGAGAGGATGTCATAACATCATCAATAAGTATAAAGGCAAGATAAGCAATGGAATTGACAATGCTGCTTTGTTCTTTGCTGATGAGGAAGGTAACATCAATATGGACACCTTGTTTATGGATGCCTTGGAACTATTCAAAGGTATAGAGGAATCTCCTTTTGATATAGGAGTAGTAAAAGGCTCCATTGGCAAAGGAAAGATAGCACTTACCCTTCCTGAGAATATCTTCACCAATATTATCTTTGGTAGCAATAAGACAATAGTCTTCAATGAAGATGATTTCCTAGAGTTAAAGAATTTACTTGTTGAATAATACATAAAGCTATGGAACAGAAAGAAATAATGAATGAATTTAATAGACTCTACACTAAGATGGCTACTTCTAGTGAGCCTAAGTATATGCAGGTCTTTGGTGAGACTATGAAGGGTATGATGAAAGATATGGTAGAGTTAAGACCAGATGTAGCACAGGATTATCTTGATAAGTTGGAAGCTATTAATTGGCATAACTATCTTTCTAAGAAGGAGGCAACTACTATAGTAAGCAATATGACTCCTAAGGGATGTTGGGATATGTCAGAATGGGAAACCATGATGGAATCCCAAGGTGTCTGTATGGAAGAGGAACCTTATTATAATAAGTGGGCTATGTATGTAACTATGAATATGATTTACTCTGATAGTTCAACCTCTATTGCTAAGATAGTAGGTAAGTCATTATCTAGTATTCCTAGTAATGAATTGTTTGAAGCTATACATCTACTAGCTCTTGATAAGTTGAAAGATAAAGATGGAATGTTTAATATACGTTCCTATTTCCATGTGTAAGAGGATATTAAGAATAACTGTTTGATACAAGGAGGAAGGTTCCTAAGGGAGTCTTTCTCCTTTTTATATATAATGCTAACCAATATATTTAGATTCATCTACCAAAGTTATTAAGGCCTGTTTAATGCTTATCCCTTTTATTATCTTTGCCTAAAAATAAATAAAGAGATTAAATATGGCATATAACGCAATAGGTGGATTTCCATCACAACAATTAACCTTCAATAAGAAAGGTAAATCTTGGAGGCGCAGATGTGTGGATTTTGGAGACAATCATAGCTTACTTCATTATCACTTGACAAGGAAGTCTGTACAGGCTATGAAGATAAACTATGACCTTATCAATGGTAAAATACACATGAGTGACCTCAAGCAATTGGTAAATCCATATAGCTTGGATGCATCATTTATTCCAGATAATATTCAACACTATTCTATCATCAACTCAAAGCTTTCTGTCTTAAAAGGTGAGGAAGCTAAGAGGCTCTTTGACTTTAGGGTTGTAGTTACTAATCCAACAGCTGTTTCAGAGATAGAAGAGGAAAAGAACAATCAAGTAAACATGATGCTTCAGCAAGTAATTATGGATGATTCCCAAAGTCAGGATGAGTTTAACCAAGAGATTCAGAAGCAATCAGATTATTTTACTTATGAATACCAAGATAAAAGAGAGGTAAGAGGCAATCTTTTGCTTAATCATTACATGAAGGAACTTAACATTCCCCAATTATTCAATAAAGGTTTTGTTGATGCCTATACTGTAGGAGAGGAAGCTTATCAATGTGATATAGTGGGAGGGGAACCTTATGTGGAGAAAATAAATCCTACTAAGATGAGAGTCATCAAGTCAGGTTATTCAAATAAGATAGAGGATGCTGACATGATAGTACTTGAGGATTATTGGAATCCTGGTAGAGTTATTGATACTTTCTATGACCAACTGTCTAAGAAAGATATAGAAGCCCTGGAGAATGCTCCTGACAATAGTAATGCCAGTCCTTATACTGATAGTATGGATAACCTAGATCCTAGGTATGGATTTGTTCCTAATATTAGTGTTGAGACAGCAGGAGATGCTGTAATAGACCCTTATAGTCTATTTGATAATACCTTTGATGAGTCTTACTTACCTTATGATAGCAATGGTAATGTGAGAGTACTTAGGGTGTATTGGAAATCTAGAAGACAAATTAAGAAAGTAAAGAGCTATGATCCTGAAACTGGTGAGGAAGAGTTTAACTTCTATCCAGAGACTTACCATTGCGACCCTATGAAAGGAGAGGAAGAACAGACATTTTGGGTTAATGAAGCATGGGAAGGTACTAAGATAGGTAAGGACATCTATGTAAACATGAGACCTAGACCTGTGCAGTACAATAGGCTTAGTAATCCTTCAAGGTGTCATTTTGGCATTATTGGTAGTATCTACAATATCAATGGTAATGAGCCTTTCTCTCTTGTGGATATAATGAAACCTTATGCTTATCTCTATGATGTTATCCATGATAGACTTAATAAAGTAATAGCAAAGAACATGGGTAAAATCATTAGGATGGACTTTGCCAAGGTGCCTAAAGGATGGGATGTTGATAAGTGGATGTACTATATCAATGTCAATAATATAGCAGCTGAGGATAGCT